CGTCTTCCGTGAAAATCTTAAACTCATATCCTTTATCAGCACACCATTCTTCTGCTGCCTTCCACTTTGCCTGATTCTTAACATATTCATAAACCTCATAGATATATCCCTTTGTCTTTATCTTTTGTGGTATAGGTTCTATTGTTTGTTTTTTTGGTTTGATTTCAATTATATATTTTTTAATCTGCCCATTACTTTCTTTGACTTTGATATAAAAATCTGGAAAGTATCTATGAATCTTATTGTCTATCGGAGACCTGTAAGGAACTGCAATTTCTTCCGAGAACCATTCTAAAATATTCTCATTCGTATCACAATATACCATAAATTTGCGTTCCCACAAAGACCTATACACAATGTTTTGGGAATTTCCTTTATACTTTTGTGGGAATGCTGGTTGATATTTTCCCTTGTAAGACATCTAAATAAGTATACTAAGACTTATAAAAGGTATTTAGAGTGGTCAGACCTCGTAGAATATCAGATTTTAAACCACTATTCACCAATCTTGCTCAGTCTTCGCACTTCCAAGTTATATTTGGTGGTTTGCCAGGTCAACTTTTAGCATATCTTTATACTAGAGGTATTGATCCAAGATTTATTGCCGAAGATGCCGGATTACTCTGCCATTCTGCATCACTACCAGGAACAACCTTTGCAACTGCAGATATCAATAATAATTTTACCGGAGTAAATGAAAGAATTGCTCATCGTAGAATTTTTACGGAAATTGGTTTAGAATTTTATGTCGATAAGGATTATAAAACTTTAAAGTTTATAGAGCACTGGATGGAATTTATTTCTGGTGGATCTAATGCAGATCCATACAGAGATGGATATCATTTTAGAATGCAATATCCAGAAACATACAAATGTAATACAACCAAAATCATTAAATTTGATAGGGATTATAACAGAGAAATTGAATATAATTTCTTTGGACTTTTTCCACTTTCTTTAAATTCTACACCCGTAAGTTACAATGGTTCTGATGTGTTACGAATCAGTGCCACATTTAATTATGAGAGATATATTTGTGGTAAGGTATTAAGTTGGGATGTTGCGAGAAATGTTGATGGTAATAAAATTTTTAGTGCTGTTAATGTTGTTAATACTGCCAGTCAATTAACTAGACTTGCAACCGGTAGAGATGAACTATTGTGGAGAAACTCAAATCTTGGAACTGGTAGATTAGATGATCCGGGAAGACCAAGAGGTATTGGGGATGTTGCATATGATCGTTCTCGTAGAGTCGTCTAAATAATTTTAACTGAACTTTATAGGTTATTATGCCTTTACCAAAGATTGCGACTCCAATTTATGAGTTGGAAATTCCATCATTAAAAAAGAAAATTAGATATAGACCTTTCCTAGTTAAAGAAGAAAAAATTCTAATCATTGCACTAGAAAGTGAGGATTCAAAACAGATTGCGAATGCGGTTAAGAATGTTATTTCAAACTGTATTTTAAGCAAAGGTATTAAAGTAGAAGATCTCGCAACATTTGATATTGAGTATTTGTTCCTCAATATTAGAGGTAAGTCGGTTGGTGAAACTGTAGATGTTTTGATTACCTGCCCTGATGATGGTGAGACTCAAGTTCCAACCAGTATCAATCTAGATGAAATTGATGTTGAATCGAATCCAGAACATTCACGTGATATCAAGTTAGATGAAACTTTAACCTTGAGAATGAGATATCCATCAATGATGGAGTTTATTAAGAACAATTTTGATTCTAGTGAGAGTGTGAGTGTTGATGATACATTCGACTTGATTGTTTCTTGTATTGATCAAATTTATTCCGAAGAAGAGTCTTGGATTGCAAGTGATTCTACAAAGAAAGAATTATTGGAATTCGTTGAGCAGTTAAGTTCCAAGCAATTCAAAGAAGTTGAAAAGTTCTTTGATACGATGCCCAAACTTTCTCATACAATTAAGATTAAAAATCCTAATACTAAAGTTGAGAGTGAGGTAGTTCTGGAGGGATTATCTGCTTTTTTCGCGTAAGTATGGCGCACACTGACCTTGCGTCATACTACAAGACAAATTTTGCTATGATGCAGCATCATAAATACTCTTTGACTGAACTTGAAGATATGCTTCCTTGGGAGCGCGAGATTTATGTAACCTTACTACAAAATTATATTGAAGAAGAAAATCTAAAGAACCAAGCAAATGGCTGATCTCGCACAAGTAGCACAAAGTGGAGTAGATCCTGCATCAGGATCATATTTGTCTGCGGAAAAAAGAAAGGCAATATTTGCAAGAACTCGGGTATCATCGAATGTATTTGGTCGTGGTGGAGCACTGGTTCCTATTAATAAGCAATCAGATTCTGGGGCATTAGTTACAACAGCAGTACAGAATCAAACTCAGAACATATCTTCACTACAGGGGCAAATTAATTCTTTAAGATCCGAAGTTAATGATTTTCGTACTGCTTTAAGTAGAATTACAGATTTAATTGCTTATGATAGTGTTCTAGAGAAGAATAGTATAAAGCAAGAGCAAGAAGAGCAAAGAAGAGCAACCGAACAAGGATTGAGAATAGGCAGAGAAAGTTTAGTAGAAAGAAAAATACAAAATGCATTAATTGCTCCTGCTCAGGCAATTGCACAAAGAACACAATCTATTTTAGATAAAGTAAAACAATTCTTTACAACATTATTCATTGGATGGTTAACAAATCAAGGAATAGAAACTCTTAGAGCGTTATCAGAAGGCAATGGTAAAAAATTAGAAGAAATCAAAGATAATGTTCTAAAGGGTCTTGGAATTGCTGCCGGAACATTATTCTTATTGAATGGTGGATTTTTTGCAATTGCCTCGACCATTACCAGATTATCTCTTAAAATTGGTGGATGGTTAATTAAAAATACTATTGGTAGATTTTTTGGAGCACTTGGAAATTTATTGAAGTCTGGTGGAAACGCACTAGTTTCTGGGGCACGGGCTGGAATAAGAGCACTTACTGGAGCAGGTCCAAAAGCAGTACCTGCAGCAGCAGGTGGCGCAACGGTGGCAGCAGCAGGTGGTGCTATGGATGATGTTGCTAAGGCAGCAGCAAGAGGTGGTGGTGGATTATTAAAAAATACCGGAAACTTGCTAAAGGGTGCTGCAAGTTTTGGATCAAAACTTTTTGCACCAATTAATATTGGAATAGCTGCATATAGATATTCTCAGGGTGATATGGTTGGAGGAACTTTATCTGCTGCTTCTGCATTGCCGCTAGTTGGATTGCCTGCTGTTGCATTGGATATTGGCAGAGAATTTGGTGCTTTTGAGGGAACTTTTCTTGGAAAGAATGAGAATACGCAACAACCAAAGGCGCAACAAGCAAAAACAAAACCAAAAGTAGATAAATCCAAGCAATTAGATGCTTCCAAACCAGCAGAATTTGGTAATATTGATGTTCCAGCAGAGGTTTCACCACAGGCACAGACTACAAGAATACCATCTGCCGCATTTAATCTTGGACCAGCACCTGAAGCAAAACCAAATGTAGTGTATAAGAGAACAGGTTCTTCTGCTCAACAACGATCTGGTGCTGCTCCTACAGGTGGTTCCGTAAATGAGGTTCCGGCAATATCAGCATCAAATCCGGATAACTTCTATGTTCTTTATTCCCAAGTCAATTATAATGTGGTAACATAAGATGGCACCAGTTATAACTCCAATAAAAAGTTTTACTAATATTAATACAGCAATGAGATCTTTGAGATCTGGATTGGGTGGAATAAAAACGAAGACTGTAAAACTTAATAATATTCTATTAAAAAAGACAAAAGTAAAGAGAGAATCAATAGCAAGAAATTATATTCTTTCTCAAAGAAGGCAGGAATCTGAAAGAAGAAAAAATAGAGAAGATATAATAGAAGCATCAAGTATTGGTGGAGTATTTAAGAGGCAGGCAAAGGCAATTGCTTCAAGTACTAAAGGGTTCTTGGGGAGAATTATGGACTTCCTAGGTACTTTATTGGTTGGGTGGTTGATGTATAATCTACCATCAATTATTACGATGGCACAGGAATTAATTGCTAGAATACAAAGACTTTATACTATTGTAACTGGATTTTTTAATAATACTGTTAAAATTTTTAGGGGATTTGGAAATGTTCTAGGTGCAATTGGTAAAAATATTCTAACCTTTGATTTTACTGATAGTAATAAAAGAGTTGAGAATGCGATGAAAGATTTGAATACTAATTTTGATGATATGCAGAGTCAGTTTGATGAAGGATTTAGATTACTCACGACATCTCTGGGTGAAGGAGTTGCTAGTGGTGTGGATGCTAAACCTACTGGGACAAAATATGAAAATGAGAGTATGCAAGAACCTTCTACTCCTTCTGGTGGTGGAAATATATCAACTACGCAAAAACAAGCTTTAAATATACTTTCAAAATATGAATCTGCTGGTGCAGGGGGATATAATGCTGTCAATCAAATTGGAACTAAAGGTGGTAGAGGAACTTCTGGATTCAGTGGAGATTTTCGTAGTATGAAGCAGCATGGTGGAAAATCTTTAACTGATATGACTATTTCTGAAATTATGAGTTTACAGGCAGAAAGACCTGGAATGTCCAATCAGGAATGGATACGACAAGGCAGATTACACGCTGTTGGTAGATATCAGTTTATTGGTGGAACTCTGCCGGGGGTTGTTAGTAGGTCTGGAATACCGACCAGTGCTAAATTTACTCCAGAAGTTCAGGATTTGTTAGCATTACAATACTTAAAAGAGGCAGGAATAGGAGCTTGGATTGGTCCATCGGATAAAGCAACTAAAGAAGAAAGAGAAATTATTCAAAAAGCTAGAAAGGAACCTATAACATATAAACCACCCATTTCTTCTGGACAACAAACAGCACCAGCACAAACACAAGCACAAACATCGGCACCATCATCGACATCAACAGCAGTTGTTGACCAATTCAAAGGTAAACCTGGTGGAGCAGCAGGAATAATTACATCAGAACGGGGATTGAGATGGGGAAGAATGCACCATGGAATTGATATTGCTCCTGCAGGTCCTGGGTATTTTGTTGCATTAAAACTTTCTGGTAGAGTTAATCTCGTTTCTTTTGATTCTGGAGGTTACGGAAATTATGTTGATATTAAATCCGGAAATACCATATATCGATTCGCTCACCTGGCAAAGGTATATGTAAAGCAAGGGCAGACTTATAATGGAGAAACAATTGGTGAAATTGGAACTACTGGAGGAAGCACGGGAATACATCTTCACTTTGAAGTAAGACCAGGAGGTGGAGATTCTATAAATCCAAGACCATACCTAGGATTGCTATCAATTGGAAAAGGTACTCAATCAATAACTGGTGCTCCACTACCACAAGCACAAGTAACATCACTGGGAACTCAACAAAGGCAACAAATGTCCCAACAACTTTCACAACAAAGAAATGGTCCTACTATTGTTGTGATAGAAGAAGACCCACCAGCACAACAACAAGTCTCTGCCGGAGCTGGTGGAGGGGGAATGATTCCCATCATAATTAATCCGTTAAATAGTTTCATCACAAAGAAACTCTTACTAGATCTAGCATACACATAATGTCAGTAAAAAAGTCAATTTACGAAGAACTTATACTTGAATCTAACGACCAGAAAAGGACCGTTGATATTAGAACTGGTACAGTTTCTATTGATTATTATGAGGATATCTTCTCACCCACAATCACCGCAAAGATTCAGGTAGGAAACACTGGAGATTCTATTCAGGCACAGGATAATGAAGGAAATGCAACAGGATCATTTCAGTCAATTTATAATGGTCTTCCTTTAAGAGGTGGTGAAAGAGTTTCCTTAAAGATTGCCGGTAATTCTGCCACAAATCCCGGATTGGACTTTGCAACCGATGAAAAGGATTATCTTTATGTTTCAAGTATCAGCAATGTTATTTCAGAATCACAAAGAGAATTCTTTGAACTAAATCTAGTTTCAAGAGAAGCAATCACAAATGAAACTGTAAGAGTTCCAAAGAAATTTCCAACCAGTCAATCAATTAGTGACTCTGTAGAAAGTATCATCAAGGAATACTTAAAGACTGATAAGATTGATGAAATTGATAAGACACAGAATAAGTATGGATTCATTGGAAATCTAAGAAAACCATTTACTGTTTTGGTATGGTTAGCATCCAAAGGAGTTCCAGAATCATCAAAGAAAGATGCTACGGCAGGTTATGTATTTTTCCAAACACAAGATGGATTCAGTTTTAGATCAATTGATAATTTAATTTCACAACCATCAAAAGCAACTTACATCTATAGTGATGTAAACCAGACTGGATATGAAAGAGATAATGATTTAAATATTCTTCAATATACAACAAACAGAAATCAAAATTTAATTGAGAAACTTAGACTAGGAACTTATTCTAGTTATAGGATGTTTTATAATCCATTAACATTTGAATTTACTCCACCAGAAAAGGGAACTTTTAAAATAAGTGATTATATAAGTGGTGTGAATAATCTTGGACAAGAACTACAATTACCAAAAATATCAAGTAGTTCCAATGTAAGTCTTGGTGATTCTCCTTCAAGAATTTTAACTCAGTGTTTGGATATTGGTACGATGGAGAAGGATGTTTCTACAGAAGGAAACTCCGATCCATTTAAGTATCAGTCTCAGGCAATTATGAGATACAACATACTCTTTACTCAAACTATGAGTATGACTGTACCATCAAATACCAACCTAAGAGCAGGTGATATTATTACTTGCAAGTTTCCTAAGATCTCCAGAGAAGATGGGGCAACATACGATGATGAGCAAAGTGGTCTATATATGATAAAGGAATTGTGTCATCACTTTGATACGGAAGGTTCATATACTTCAATGACTTTAATTAGGGATACATTTGGAAGTTATGGAACGAATACCGGGAGCAAATAAATGGAAGAATCTTTACTCAAAAGCAATTTTCTAGGAAGAGACGGTTTTCGTTGGTGGATTGGACAGATTCCCCAAGCATCTGCTCAAGGTGGGCAGATAAATGGAGCAGGATGGGGAAATAGATTCAAAGTTCGTATTATGGGGTATCATCCTTATAATATAATAGAACTTCCAGATGAAGATTTACCTTGGGCTCAATGTCTACTTCCAACAACTTCGGGTACTGGAGCAGGAAATAATGCAACTACAGTAAAAGTATCTCCCGGTGATACCGTATTTGGATTCTTTTTGGACGGTGATAATGCTCAGATCCCAGTTATTATGGGATGTTTTGGTAGAACTTCTCAAGTTCCTAGTGCAGATTGGGCTGGTCCATTTCAAGCATTTACTGGATATACTGATAAAGTTAAAAAACCTAATGGTACACTTAAACCTGACCAATCTAATGAATCAAATGCGGAGGCTCAAAAATCACCAAGAAGTGTATCCCCTCAGGTGGCAGAGGCACTTGATGATGATGAAATCTCCATTTTCAGTGCAATCGATGATAAAATTCAACTTGCAAATACTGTAAACAATACTCTTGTCGGTAAAATATCCACAGAAGTTGAAAATCTAATCAATAAAATTAAGGCACCTAAAATTTTTACAAATATTAAAAATGAAATTAATCGAGTAACTGCAAAAATTCAGGCAATCACTAATGGTCTTGTCGGAAATATGGTGAATAGTTTGTTTAAGGGTATGATACCAATTCTAAAAGGTGGACTTGATTTACTTTATAAGTCAGTTTATAATCTAGTTTTTGCCGCAACTTTAAATCCTGCTGCCGCACATCTTGCTGGTGTTGCGGCACAAACTGCAATGGTTGCTCCGATGAAAATATTACAACAAGCAATTCCTTGTGTTTCAGGTGCTATTATAGATGGACTTGGTAGTGTTGTTAATGGTCTTCTCAATTCTGTTGTTGATAATGTCCAAAATTTTGTGACTTGTGCTGCCAATCAATTTGTAGGAGCACTAGTTAATGATGTTATTGGTAAAATAACCAGTGGATTAAGTTCGGCACTTGGTGGAATTGGCGCAATTCTGAAACTTATCCCATCATTTAGTGTTGATGGATTTTTGCGTGGAAGTAGTGATGCAATTAAAGGTCTTGTTGGATTATTCGATTGTAATCAGAGCAAAGAAAAGTCTAATGGGATTGTTGAGCAATGGGCAATTGGTTGTGGTCCAGCAAATGTTCCTGCCCCTAGTTTTGATAAAATTTTAGAGAATGCAAATATTACCAATGCAATATCAACTGCTAGTAATGCATTGGATGGAATACAAGGTGCGATTGGTGGAGTTACTGATGTTGTGAGTGGAGTTGCCGGTGCGTTTAGTGCTATAAACAATCTTCCAAATCAAATTGGTGGTTGTTATACTGGACCACCAATTACGTGTGGTCCACCAGTAATTAATATTTTCGGCGGAGGTGGAATAGGAGCCATAGCAATTCCATTATTCGGTGCAATTAATGGAACAACTGCAAGTATCATTGGTGCAAAGATAACCAATGGTGGGTCTGGGTACAAATTCCCACCATTTGTGGAAATTATGGATGATTGTCGTAAAGGATATGGAGCTGTAGCAAGAGCAATTATCAATGATGCTGGAGAAGTTGATTCCGTATATATTGTTTCTGAAGGTGAGAATTATGTATTTGAAGTTATTGAAAATTATGTTGTTGATAATATTCTGATTCAGAATCCGGGACAAAATTATAGCGATGGGGATATTGCAATAGATCAATTTGGTAATGAATACTCTATTGAAATATTTGAAGGTTCTATTACCAAAATTCAACCAATAAATACTACTGATATAAGTGATCTTCCAGTAATTACTACTGATGTAAGTGATCTTCCAGTAATTACTATTAAATCTGATACTGGTTCTGGTGCTATATTAAGACCTATACTGGATGTAAGATCAGAATTCCAGGGTGAAGTAAAACAAGTAATCGATTGCGTAACATAAAATGGCGGAAAGACCTTTTGATAAACAAAACTGGCAAGGTAGGAGTCTAACCAGTTTTGGTCCAAAGTTTAGAATAGATATGAACAACCCTCAAATGGGTTGTAATGGTACTGATGTCTACAATCTTTATGCCGTAACTAATAACAATGATGTCTGTCTTACTGGATTGACTGAAGGTGGTAACTATCGAATTTATAATGACCATTCAATAGAAATTATCGCGGGACAAAAAAGTGAATCAAATGGTGTAGATATTATAATAAGTGGTAGAAATGGTGATGTTTGTATTACTGCAGAAAAGAACGGAAGAGTTAGAATTCGTGCTCAAAACATTATGATTGATGCGGATGAAGATGTGGATATTAAAGCAGGAAGAAATATTACATTAGATTCTGGTTCTGGTAGACTTCTTATTAAGGCAAATAAAGCAGATTGTGATGCACTTGATGGTAATCTAATACCACCTGGTACTAGTTTTGGGGAGCAAGTTTTTTCTGGTTCTTTTGTTGGTGCCGATATAATTGCAAAGACCTTTAGTGGTGGTTTAACTTCAATTATAGGATTGTAAAATGGCAGATTATGTAGTAGGTTCACTCGCACTTTTTAATGAAGACGCCAAATTCTTTAAAGATGTTTACATTTACGGTAAATTATACTATGATTTTACTGCATCTTCGGATCCACTTAAACTTGGTAATATTGATGTAAATGGAACATCAAACTTCTTTGGACCTGCTAATTTTTATGATGGTATCGTTTTTGAAAAAAATGTTTCAATTAAAGGTGACTTATATGTTGAAGGAAATGCAAATGTAGGGATTCTTACAGTTAGAAAAAGACTAGATGTTGGAATTGGTGGAACCGTATTAAGAGCAATTGCAGATCTTGAGGGACTTCCTTTTACTTCCGGAAATGTTGGAATTGGAAGTACAATTCCACAAGAAAAATTAGATATTGGTGGAAGTGTTAAAATTGATGTAGATATCTATGACTCCCTGAATAATCCTGGAGCTTTTGGAATGTTTCTGACTAAAGATGTTCAGGGAATTAAATGGACAGAATTAGAACCCGTATTTAGTGAAGGAATTTTTGTTTATAATGATGAATTATTGGTTGGTATTCAGTCTTTTCGTGGATTAAATTTAAAAACTGGTCGTGGAGCTGGTATCACTACAGACCCCATTCAGGGATTCGTTAGTCCTCTAAATTCCACTATTGCAGATATTTACATCTACGATTATTGGGATTTTAATTCTGCCGGAAACATTTATAGAAATTCAAATGTAGGTATAGGTAGCACGATTCCATCAGTTGCTTTAGATGTAACTGGATCCACTAATATATCACAAATTCTTAATGTAGATGGTGCAACAAATTTAAATTCAACTCTTGATGTAGATGGTGCAACCACTCTCAATAATACTTTAGATGTAGATGGTGCTACAACTCTCAATAATACTTTAGATGTAGATGGTGCTACAGTACTTCAAACCACGTTAAATGTAAAGGGTGCAACTGATTTAGACACAACATTAAATGTTGATGGCGCTACAGTGCTTCAAACCACGTTAAATGTAAAGGGTGCAACTGATTTAGACACAACATTAAATGTTGATGGTGCAACTATTCTTCAAAATACATTGGGTGTTACCAGTGCCACTACTCTTAATAATACTTTAATTGTTGGATCTGCTACTACATTATCCACAACACTTCAAGTTGGAATTGGTGGAACAGTCATTACAACTACTGGAATTGGTTCGGTTGGTATTGGAACCAATCTTCCATCCAAAGGATTGGATATTGCAAAGGAAGTACTATTACAAAAGGCATTATATGACTCAAATCGAAATGTGGGATATAAAACAGAATTTTATAAAACTCCAAGAACAGTATTGGGTCAAGTTGGAGTTAATACTGCCGGTGAAGTTATTAGTGATAGATTTTTTGATGCCGCAAATTTAATAAGACTCAATCTTGATTTTATTGCCGCAGAGGCAGTTGGATTTATCACGAGCACTGATTATTTGAGTGGAACATTTTCGGTTCCTGGGGTTAGTTCTTGTAGAGATGATATTAAAAAAATATTAAAATCAATCACCCTCGACATTACAAAGGGGGGAAACTCACAATCCGTGGGTGCGGGTCTTTCTTATTATAATGGTGGATCACTTATCCATATTACATCTGGTGCTCAACAAACAGCAACTGTCGTTGCGATTACAACTGCCGCACAAATTTCCCAAAAAGTAATTAATAATGTTTTATTAACAAAATCATATCAAAGTGGTGTGAGTAGTATTCGTCAAATTAGAGATTTAACAATACAAGATGATGCTTCTGTTAATTCTAATGCAAACTTTGGTGGATGTTCAAATGTAGTCTCTGCAATTTATACTTGTGCAGGTATTGTAACTGCAATTATTGGAGGTGGATCTGGTTCTGCTCCTGCTATTACTCAACCAGATGGTAAAGTAGTATGGGTTCCTCCCGGAACTGATGTAAGAAATCTAGTTTGGGTCAATAAGTATGGTAATGATGATAATGGTGGAAAAACAGAAGGAGATGCAAAATTAACGATTGCAGCAGCAGCGGCAGTTGCTCAACCCGGTGATACGATTATGGTTCGTTCCGGTGTTTATTATGAGAATAACCCAATTGGTTTGAGAACTGATGTTGCTGTTACTGGTCAGGATTTAAGACTTGTAACCATCGTTCCCAATAACTTAGGTAAAGATATTTTCCACGTAAGAAGAGGTTGTTTGATTGAAAATCTCAACTTTAACTGCGAAACTGGACAATCTAATCCAGGTGGAGCAGCACTTGCGTTCCCACCAACAACTACTGATATCGTAGCAGGAAAATCTTATGGTGCAGTGACTGGATATATTGTTCCTGGACCAGCAACAGAAGGATCAAGTGGAAGATGGAGATCACCATACGTCAGAAACTGTACAAACTTCATGCCATTGAGTATTGGTATGAAGATTAATGGTGATCATGCAACCGCTTCTTCGATTGGTGCTGATTTAAAATCTATGGTCTGTGACTCATTTACACAATATAATGAAGCAGGTATTGGTGTTTCTATTACAAACGGTGGATATGCCCAGTTAGTTTCTATCTTCACAATTAACTGTGATAAGGCAATTTATGTTGATACTGGTGGACAGTGTGACCTTACAAACTCAAACTCATCATTTGGTAATTTTGGTCTTGTTGCAGTTGGTTTGGGTAAAACAGAATTCACTGGAATTGTTAGTACAACCACAACCGCAGAAACAGATATAATTACATTTGCAAATGTCTATGATAATCCTGTAGGTATTGCCTCAACTGTAAGAAGACCATATGATGGGCAGGCACTTTGGTTCAAGATAAATCTTTCAAATTATAATACAGGTCAAGTTGGAGTGATTACGGCACCACTACAAAGATTGGGTGCTATTAATGTGGTTAATGGTGGTTCTGGATATAGTCAATCGGTGCCCCCAGATATTGCAATTTATGATAATAATACAAATGATATAATTCCATTAGGACCAGAGGGAATTATTGCAGAAGTTTCACCGACAATTAGTGATGGAGGAGCAATTACTGCTGTTGATATTGTAAATAGTGGAAGAAATTACCTTTCTTCCCAAAATATAAAAGTTAGAATCAATGGAGTCCCCACCAATGACTTAACTGCAGTGATGGAACCAATATACTTTACTGTTTCTGAGGCAACATCTCCAACTGTTTCTGGTATCACAACTGTTACTTTGAATGAATTTGTTCCTTATATTGTATACGCCAATGATAATATTGAGATGAGAAGAATTAGTCGCATTTTAACAAGCGGACATTCATTTGAATATATTGGTACAGGCACAGACATAAATACTTCAACTCCTTTGAAGGGTGCCGTACCCATCAAAGAAAATGAAATTGTTGCCCTTGATGGTGCTCAAATACCTTATACAAGCACTGATCAAAAAGGTAACTTTAATATTGGTGAAGGTATTCAAGTAGATCAAACAACCTCAACAATTCGTGGAAGAGATTTTAGTAAAGCAATTCAAGCACAAGTAACACCTTTAATTCTTGCATTGAGATAACAAATGGCAATTGCACCAGTTAATAAGTTTCTAACAATTGCAGTTCCGGTTGCACCAGGAGAACAAACAGTATACTCCACACCAACTGGAGTATCTTCAATTATTCTTTATGCCCAAGTATCTAATGTTGGTGTGAATACATATCCCTCAATCACATTTACTCATAGAAGAAAAACAAATAAAACGGGAAATATTAGAAATATTAGAGTTATTAAGGAATCCGAAGTTCCACCAAATGATAGTTTAATCATTATTGATGGTAGATTAGTACTAGAGAGAACAGCACTTATTTCAGATTCTGTTGTGATACAAGGAACACAATCTGGTATTGTAACAGTTACTAATTGTTTGTACGATACTTATACAGGAATCACTACTGTTACGACTTCGACTGCTCACAATTTCGTAGTAAATGATCAAATCACAATGAGTGGACTAACGTTTGTTTGTACAGGATCACCTGGAATCACGACAACTATTTTTCCATCACCACAAGCATCTTTTACTATAATTTCAATCACCGGTAGTGTGGGAACATCAAAGACATTTGTTACAAATTCTGGTGTAGGTGCCGGAATTACACATACCTATGTAAGTGGTGGATTGGTTGCACCACTACAAATGGAATTTATTTGTAGCATTTTGGAGAATAGTACGGTATAATATGGCAAAGTATCTGAGTGGAAGATCTAAAAGAACTCCGCAGTCTGAATTACGTGACGATAGGTATCAATATCTTGGAGTAAATCAGGCAGAACCAAATCTTGGGGATCCAAATGTTCCTGGGGAAATACTTCCTGTTGGGCAGCAATATCAATCAGTATCTATTATTGGATATCCCGGAGAAAGATACTGGGTTCCTATTAGTGGTGGATTAATTCCTGGATCTATTTCAGTATATGATGAAGGATTGATCACACCAGCCGGTGGAGTGAGTAGCATTACTCAACTTAACTTTGTAGGTGCTGCTATCACTGCGAAAGGATATTTGTATCCAGATGGTTCTCCGGGAATAGGAGTTACTATTACTGTATTTTCTCCAGGAACTCAGGGACAAGTTATATTTAATAATAATGATGATTTTAAGGGGGCATCTGGATTATTTTATGATAACTCCACAAATTATGTTGGAATAGGAACGACACTTCCAACACAGGAACTTCATATTAATGGCGATCTTCGGTTAACGGGTACAATTTATGATTACAATAATCAACCAGGAAACGTTGCAGAAATATTAGTAAAAAATAATTTTGGTGGATTAACTTGGATAAATCAATCTACAATTAGGGCTGGTGCTGGGGGAACAGTTACTAATATTCAGTATCATAATAATGCTGGACTAGTTGATGGCGCTGCTAACTTCGTATTTGATTATACAAACTCTAGAGTTGGTATTGGAAGTACATTACCAGCATATTTGTTTGATGTAAAGGGATATTCTAGATTTACTGGACAAACTGAGATTGATTATCTCAGAGTTACTGGTGTATCTACTATAGCAACATTAGGTGTTAGTGGTCTTACCACAACTAGAAATCTTACAGTAACTGATACTAGTACTTTTACGGGTTCTATTG